ATGGACTTGGAGTTAGACCGCTTTCACTGCATCGGCGACGATGGGCAGTACTATGTTGTGGTAGTCACCATCGACCAAACGCAGAAGTCTACTGGCATCAAGAACGTCACTGTATTGGCTAGCGATCCCCGATTTCATCTAGTCGGCGGGGAGACTGTGACCTTGGCCAGCGAGAACGTTTACCGCATCGTCAACACTGGAGTCGTTCTTCGACAAATCTGACGGAAGACACCTGCTTGCTGCCGTAGCGTTCACCGCTATATTCCTCTGAACACGGTTCTGAATGCCGTTTGTCTCGCCGCAGGAGCGACCAATGTCTACAGCTTCGAGGTGGCTAAAATGATGACCCCCACGCGGTTCCGAGAGTGCCTAGTCATTCTTCGTTGGCCGACCAACGTGCTAGCTGAAATCGTAGGACTGCAACAAAAGCAGGTCCTCACTTGGTTCGTTGGAGATAAGCCGGTCCCGCCATCCGTGGCGGAGTGGCTGGAGCAACTTGTTGCATTTGTAACCGAGCTGCCGGTACCAAAGATCGATCCGGAGCAATAAGCGCCCATGACACCTGCCCTCAAACCCAAACCAGCCAGAGAACTCGCAGCACGAGCCCTATGCAGGTTTGACGGTCATCCAGAGGATATCAAGTTCGAGGGAAAGTTTATGTGGCAGAGCTATCTCCCGCAGGCGGATGCGGTGCTGGACGCGTTAGACGAACCATCCGTTTCAAGGCGAGCGCCATAATGTCACGGAACTTTGCTGTCAACTATTCATTGACTGTTCAGACTCACCTATCATATTGATAGGCGCATGAGTGAACAGGACCCGGCCAAGATTGTGCCGCTCGTGCCCCGCGCTTCAGATGTCCAGGCGATGGTCAACCGACTTGCGCAGGACTCCAAAAACGTGAGTTGGCGCGCGCAGACACACGAGACGCATGCTGAAGGCAGAATGGAACTTAGGGACATCACCGACAGGATGATGTTCGACGTTCTACGCTTGGGTTACGTGAAAGGACAGATCGAGCTCGGGAAGAACCCCGGTGAGATTAAAGTGAAAATGTGTAAGAAAATGAAAGGACTTCGCGACGTTGGGGTTGTGACGATTGTCATGAACTCAGAACGTTTGTTCATCAAGACCGTGGAGTGGGAAGACCCCAAATGACCAAACCCGATTTCTTTTTTCATGGCGACAGTGAGCCGGCCGAAAAGCCTTATCACTACAAGGAGTGCGGGCTTCCAAACATCTACTTGGCTAACGGCTATCAACTTGAGACAGTGGATGGCGACGAATACGTGACCATTCACAACGTGGATGGTCTTTGGCGCGCAATTGCGATGAACTTAGTGTCCTCGCAGAAGCTCCTTCCGCCAAGCGCTATTAGGTTTCTGCGCGGACAAATGGATTACACTCAAGCCGAAATTGCGGACCTGTTGGGTGTGGACGATCAAACGGTCGCGCGCTGGGAGAAAGCTCAAGCACGCCTTCCCGGCCCGGCAGATAGGGCTATTAGGGTGTTCTACCTTGCGTCGGAGGCATCCGGCGACGAGGGCAAAGAGATGTTAAAAAAGCTCGTCGAGATGGTGACAGATCTCGTGGAGAGGGACGCTCCGCTAGAAGATAGCGTCGTTTTCTCAACGCACAATTCTCATTGGGAACCCGAGCTGGCGACTTGCTAAAGCCAATGCTAGCTTAGTCACTGAAAGCCCGCCCTAACCGGCGGGCTTTTTGTTGGAACCGTCATGGCCATTGTGCATTAAAATCCTGACGCGGCCTATTCGCGTCCCATCATGCTTTGATCCACTGCCCCGCTCCGGCGGGGTTTTTTTGTTGAACCCGCCCCTGCCACATATAAAGTACGTGATTGCGAGAGTTGGATGACGTCCGCACTTTCGCCTGCAAGAAACTGCCCCGCCAGAGTGCGGGGCCTTTTTGTTAGGGCGCCTACTCAATTAGACGAATGCCGAATATCGTTTCGGCGGCCCACGACATTTTATCAGGCTGCGGCTCTTGCAGCTCGCAAAAGGGGCTTGAGCAGGTGTCCCAAGCCACCAGCTCGCCTCACCGATATGCGAACAGAAAAGCCGCCTGTCACGTGCTCTGTTGGCAGCATGAGGCGGCTTTGGGCGAGACCCAGCGCGGCTAAGATGATTGCGTCGACACCAAAATCGGCCGGGTCTCGCGCTAAGAATGCGGCCGCTCACCTTTGGTTCCGACAGCGCCTAAAGACTGATGGCGGATATTCCGCCAGCTTGAATTACATCCTAATGCCCATGGGCGGTCTCCCGCCGCTCACTTCACTTTTGCGGCCGCCCGAACGACCTCCGTGGTCAGATCATCGACCTTGCGCGCTAGCCCCTCGACCTTCTCGGTCAACCGGTCTGTCGCCACGGTATGAGCACGAGCCGTCACACTGGCCCCCGTTACCGCCACGGTAAGCCCGTCCACTGATCCTGCAGCCGAAAGCAACGCGGTTGGGTCGACGATGACAGCAGCCACCTGCGCGCCGCCGGATGCCGCCGGCGCGGTGTTTTGCCCCTGCCAAAGGCCAAGGTAGCGAACACCTATGATCAGCGCCAGCACCACGCCCAGGGTCACCAGCGCCAGCGGCTGGTCCGCAACCAAATCAAGCAGCTTTTCCATGCCGCGTTTCCCCTTGGTCGTGTGCAGCACGATGGATATTGACCAGCTCGCCTATGCCGAACAGTGGATAGATGGCGAGCCAGGTGCTGGCGACACCGGAGGACGCGAAACCATAAACGATGCCGAACCAGATTAGACAACCGACGCCGGCAGAGACTTGCCGGATCATCGGGGTGACGTGCCGTCGCGCGCCGTTGACGATGAGGCCGCCGATACGGGCAATCCCCAGTGCCATCATGATCCAGCCCAGCGCCGCGCCAGATGGAAACACGGCACGGAAGCCAGCCCAGGCGGGTTGGTCGAAAAGGTCGGGGCTGGCCAGCAGGACCAGCCCGAACATCAGCGTGTGGAAGGCCATGAACCATTCCATCATCCGAGGGCCGAACCTGTGCTGGATTTGTATCCAGAGGCCCGGCCCCGCGTGCGGGATCTTGTTCATTTGCCGGTGATCCGATCCCAGAGCGTGCGTGGCACCGGTGCGGCTTCTGCCAGTGCCTCGACCTTGCGGGTGGTGGAAACGCCCGTCCCTGACTTTGGCAGCGCGATCTTGGTGCCATCGGTGGTGACGACCTGCGGCTGGATTGTCGCCCGCAGCGATTTGACCTGGCTGTAGAGATAGACCGCCAAACCGAAGGCCGCTGTGATCGAAAGCCCGCCGCCACGACCCTGCAAGATTTCCTGCACTGCCGCCTGATTGGCCGGCGACATGTTGAGGTAGATGGGAACGAGCACGCCGCCAACGCCGGCAAGTTCCTGGCACCGGCGCCAGAGCCAGCCCGCGAGAGCACTTTGAAGAATGGATGCGAACATGAGGTCCTCCTAGAACCGGACAAAGAAAAGGCCCGCAACTGCGAGCCCGAGGGTGATGATGGTGATGATGCCCCAAGGCGGGGCCTTGCCCTTGGAGGGCTTGGGTAGCGGCGTGACGGGGATCGGCTTGGGCTTGGGCGCAGGCTCACCAGCGAGCCCGGCCTTGAGTGCCGCCTGATACAGCTCCGCATAGCCAGCGATCAGGTCGGCCTTGTCGGTGCCATTGATGACGCGACGGGCATTCTTCCAGTCGACCGCCGTGCTGGTGATATAGTCGCCCAGTTTCTTGCCGGTGAAGGTGCCGAGCATCGAGCCCTCAACGAGGATGCGGGAAGCTACTGGCAACTGCTCGGCCAGTTCAGGCTTGCCGACAATGTCGACTCCGAGGCGCTTGGCCCAATCGGTGTAGTTACGCCGGCCGGTGATATGCGCCAGCCCGCGCCCCATGAACCGCTTGCCGTCACCGGCCTGCGTGTTGCCGAGGCGGAAGGCGAGACTGTTATGGGGATCGTCCTTCGTCCACGGCTTACCAAAGTCGCGCTCATATCGGCGCTGTGCGTTAGTCAGGCCCCAGATCTCCTTGAGCCATTGGAACCTGCCGGTTTCGTGATGCGCCGTCGCCATGAGATAGGCCAGCTTATGGGTCTGGCCATCGCCGTAGCGATCCCAGGCAGATGCGATGGCGCTGAGCCCTTCGACCTGCGCCTGATTGAGCTTTCCGTCGAACAGCGATGCGCGCACCGCGTCGAAGAACGCAGCGTTTAGGACCATGATGGCCTCCTTTGATACTGAGAAAAATGCACGTGCGGTCGGCGGTTCTGGCTGCAACCGCCCGCCCCTCGCCTCTAGGACAAATGTCCTCTAGAGTTAGTTTTGTTAAATGCCCAACGCAGTGCGGTGTGCTATCGCGGTTTTGAAAGAGAGCTCCAATGTCTCTAAAATATCGAGTTATAGATCTCCGCTCGGGCCTCATCGATCCAAACGAAATCATTGTCGAGGGCTCACGATCACCGGAAGATGCCGCGCGGCACGTACTGGGATGCGATCTTGTGAGAAGCGGCCAAAAGCGGGATTTGGCTGCCCGCGTCTACTTCAACCTACCAGAGCAGCCAGTCAGTATGGTCCGGCTCTACACCAAGGTTGAGGACAGATGACCGCGGCTCCGACGAATGGGGACGCTGCCCCAAGCGTTATGATGGACGAACAAAACACCATCCATGAGGTCGAAATCACTTCGGATGGGAAGACGCACCTCGCCACGTATTACGTCGAGTCCGGTGTAGTCCACGCCATGATTGAGGGGCAGAAGTTTATTGCGCCTGTCCTTCACCACTCAGTGGACGAAATCGTCACAATGATGATGAAGGGGCACTATCGGAACAAGGCCGCTCAGGAGAGCAAGGAAGAGGCTTGGCAGCAGTGGACCAACCCGCAAGACACATCAAAGTAGGTCCCGACCCTGCGTTCCCCAGTCGGGTGCAAACTATTGTGGTCAAAAGATTTCTGATCGGAACCTATTCCGGCTCCGTTCATTCTTCATCGAGGTCGCAAGATTTCATTGGCCGAGGCGGGTCGACGCTACCGCTTCGGCCTTTTTTTGCGTCTGGCTCCACCTATCCAGATATAGCCATTCTGCTATCGTCCCCCAGCAGCCTGACGCCCCTGATCCCAAGTTTTAGCCCGCTTGGAGAGCCATAAGACAAAGCGTCGGGCTGCACCGGCTTTGTCAGTGCCAAAGAAGCGCGCATGAATTTCAAGGTCCGCTGGTATCGCTATTGTCCGAGACGAAAGCGTCTGGAATTCACTGCTAGCGGTGAGCGTAACGGCATATCGTTTACTGCGGTCACTGACGTCCATTGCTCAAAGGCGCCGGCCACGCCGGAGAACGTTCACTTGGTGGCGCTGCTGCGTTTGACGGAAATATTCAGAGGACCGAGCGCTTCGGGACGTTGAGGCGCGAGTCCCTGCCGTCGAGGCTATGATGGCCTCCTTTGATGTGGACAAAGAAAAACCCGCCGAAGCGGGAGCCAGAAGAATGCCGTGGGTGATCGACGCTCGATACGCCCGAGATCGCCAAAAGCCGCACCCTGTCTTTACTTGCACGCTGACTTATGGCTTAGGAGGAGGCCAATTGAGCGGGGGCATTCGTGAGTACGAAGTCTGAATATCGCGCAGATATCGACGGGCTGCGCGCTGTTGCGGTCATTGTAGTCATAATGAACCATGTTGGTCTCAGCATCTTTTCTGGTGGCTTTGTTGGGGTAGACGTATTTTTCGTCATATCGGGGTTCTTCATCACCCGGATCATCGTCAACGAAATCGAGGCGACTGGAGCTTTCAGCTTCGCGCGCTTCTACAGCCGCAGAGCAAGACGTCTATTTCCAGCAGCTCTCTCAACAATTCTGCTTTCGTTTGCCTTTGCGTATCTGCTGTTTCCGGCTGCACTGTTTAGTGATTTTCTCGGCTCATCGATCTACGCGCTGACAAGCATTTCAAATTTTTTCTTCTGGTGGACATCAGGTTATTTTGACGCAGAATCGGTCACCAAGCCGCTACTGCACACATGGTCGCTAGCGGTCGAAGAGCAATTCTATCTAATATGGCCAGTACTAGCGGTAGTGCTGCTTACGAAAGCACCACGCTTCTCCGCTGTTGCCTTTTTGGGCCTAATTGCGCTGGCCAGCCTTGCCATCGGCCAATACTGGCTAAGCAACGATATGGCCATGGCCGCCTATTATCTACTGCCTGGGCGCGCAATGGAGCTGGGCATCGGAGGTCTTATGGTGTGGATCGTTCGCCGCCAGCCTCCGGCGGCGCTTTCATTTATGAAAGAACCATTGCTTTTGGTTGGGCTGGCGCTGATTGCTTACACTGCGCTCACCTATGACGAAACCACACCATTTCCTGGAATCGCTGCCCTTTTGCCCTGCCTCGGTGCCGCGATCGTGATCTACGCTGGCGATACGCGTTGGCTTGGTATGCTTTTGCGCAATCCGATTGCAGTCTGGATCGGCAAAGCCAGCTATTCGATCTATCTGCTACATTGGCCGTTGATCGTTTTTACGACCTATTTTGTATATCAGCCTCTGTCCGCTGAGCAAAAATGGACGCTCGTTGCAGTTGCGATTGGTCTAGGCTTTGCACAATATTTTCTGATTGAAGAGCGATTTCGTCATGAGCAAAAAGCGCGAGTATCGCGTGCAGCATTTGGACTGATATGTGCATTTTTGACCTGCTTGGCCCTGGTTCCCACCGCATCGCTTTGGCAAGAGGGCGGGGCGACTTGGCGCGTCCCAGCAGACCGAGCGTTTCGGTCTGCTGCGCAGTGGTATACGCTGGGCAAAGAGCAGTACTGTAGCACACCCAACCCCGCATTTCCCGCCAACATCGTCACCTGCCAAAACTATGTTGGGTCAGAAAAGAGCCTTTTCGTCTGGGGTGACAGTCATGCTGAACATTTGGCTGCCGGCCTAGCCAACGCTTACCCGCACATCAACATCTACATTTTGTTTGGCGGCGATTGTCAGCCGCAAGTCGGGTTTCTCGGCTATATGCGCGCGGCTAGCGCATCATTTAATGAGCGATGCAGCCAGCGAAACGAAAAAGCACTTGAGTTTCTGAAGGTTCAGAATCCATCGAACATCATCCTCGCGTCTGCGAAGCGGTCAACCCCCAACCTCGTCGCCCCTCCGACGATTTGGCTGACAGAACAGTTGCAGGCAGAGGGCCACAACGTTCTCGTTCTTGGTGACTTTATTCGACCCGGTGTTGACTTGGCCGCTTGCTTTTCCGCTCCGGCGTATCTCCTGACCGACGACATTAACCGTCAGCGGTGTGCTGGTGTCGCTTCGATTCAGAACGCAGAACTAGAGTTTAACGACAAAATGGAAGCGCTAGTTCCTGGATTTCTCAACCCAAACTCTGCCCAATGTCCTGATGCAAAATGCGTCGTCGCGCGCGGCAATACACCTTTATTCAGAGACAGCCATCACCTGACAACTCAGGGTTCTCGCGCTTTCATAGCGCTGATCAAGAGTAGGTTGACCAAATTTATTAAGCAGATGGATGATCCGGCCTAGTCAGGCCGAACTTTTGTCTCCAGCGTGGACAGTCTTTGGTCGAGGTCCTTCCATGCCGCAACAAGGTGCGGAACTAGCTTTGAATAGTCCACCGACCAAGGTGCGAAGTCACTGTCACCGGGCTCACCATACCCGTTTGCCACTGCGGCCGGAAAGACCTCATAAAGCTCTTGCGCAATAGAGGCTCCTGTCGGTGCGCTATGACGTCACAACGTTCCGATGACCTCGGGCGATCCGCAGCAGTGCCGCGCGCTCATCGGCATTGAGCGCGCGACCAAAACCGAACGAGGAGAGGCCCCAATCATTGTAAGTGGCGGCATTTCTGCCCAGCCAGATTTGGTCGCTAATGGCGGTGGACGGGTTGGCGTCGGACGAGGCAATCAAGTCGTCGTTGTGATACAGCTCGACCCGAGTCGCAGAGACCCGCTGCAGGAGCCAGAACCCGGTACGCGCCAGCCCCGACCGGCTGCCGACAACCTGCGAGGTGCCGTTGATTCTGCCGATCGCATTGGAGCCGGAGCTACCGCCAAACCATGGAGCGAGTCGGAGGTTGGTCCCGCCAGAGTTTCCGAACAGGAAGGTGTCGGAATGAGTGTTTGCGGCTCCTGCATCCTCAAGCCACGCCCAAACGCAAGCACTGTTGAGGCTGTACTGACTTCGGATCGGCTGCGACCCGCCGTAGAGCGTCAGGAAGCTCGAATTTGCCGCGACTGTCTTTATACCATGATCATAGATCACGCCCCCGCCCGAAACCACGGCCGCAGCGGCGCCGCCAGGGACGAAGTCGATCAGCGAACCCGCCGTCGCCCCGGTTCGGAAGCACGCTAAATCGAGGGCACTGAAAAGACCAGCAGCACGAAGCTCCGCCCAGGTCCGGCTTATGCGAGTTGTTCGAAACGGCGCATCGGCGAAGCCAGAAAATGGGTAGCCGAGAGCGTTCAACAGTTGCCTGTGGTCGCCTTGTTCGGGTGGCGGGATCATCGGTCTGATGTTGGTCAGCGGATTGCCGATATTACCTGGTGCCGAGAATTTGCCGGGCAGGTCCTGAAATTTGTAAAGCACGGGAATCCCCTAGTTAAAACGTTGGCACTGCGAGTTGCTGGATGACACCCCAGTTGTAGAGCGGGAAATCATCGACCAGGCTGAGATCGGGCCGGCTATCGCGGACGTTGCCACGCTGGTCGGCTGCCGTAGTCTTGGGGCTGGTCTGAGGTGAGGCTGCATACTCTACGAACTCGCTGGTGCCGGAAGGTGTTGTGGCCAATTCCAGCACTATAGTGCCAACTCCTGTTCCCGTTCCGGTGTTGGTGATTGACGCAGACGTGATGCCGATCGCCCCGGTGCTGTCGCGATAGGTGAAGCCCTTAACGTCGCGTTCCGGGATAATCGTGGTGTCGAACACTAGCGGAGGCACAGGGACATCATAGGTCAGTGTCACTGTCGTCCCAGACCGGACGGCACCTTTCATCTGGACGACCTTCCGCGTCGGGCCGCGCCAGAACGCATCTCGCCACGCCAGTGCCATGTACTCGCCGAAGCGCTCCGAGCCAGGCCCACGGAAATGCTCATAGTCTGAGGAGACGTAGTGGTCGCGTGCCACATATGCAGCCGTCGCGATATGGAAGTATGGAAGGTTGTTTGCAGCGTCCAGCATCGGCTGCACCGAACTCGTGAGGGGCTGACTGGACGAGCGGCTGGCGCGCTGGACCATGAAAAAGTTGACCGGCATGTCCTGACCGGTGATGGCCTTGATGTCCTCGTCAACGTTGGCCTGCCATTCGAGCAAGATTGTGTAATAGGCAGGATCATCTAGCGCGCCATGGATATGCAAGCACCCATCGACAACCACCGTCCAGCCTTCAAGGGCAGCCAGATCGCGCAGCCTCTCAAGTGCCGTCAGCATATTGGTCCAGATGTACGTCCCCCGCTTCAGGGCTGCATAGGCCTGCCCGCCGCGCGCGGCGATGAAACCGCACATGCGGTGCTGGATGCCAAGCTGTCGCGCCTCATGGGCCAGACGCGTGGTGAAGCCTTCTAGCGGCGTTTCCCCGACAACCATGCTGCCAGGGAAGGACTTGGCGATCATGGGGGTGAAGCCGACAATAGCGTCCGGGTCGATCAACACACCATCGCCGGCCCCGGTTGGACTGACGCCAACCCAGACATTGGAGTTAGCCCCGATATCGGCCATCAGGGCATCTTCGGGATAGGGTTGCGTGGTAGTAACCAGCGTCGTTGCGGAACCATGACCCGACATCAACGACTGGCCGAGGCCGATGATGACGTGCAGGACATTTTTGGAGTCCGGCACCATGAGGCCGCTGCCAATTTCCCCGCGAACCGTGCGCGTGTCGTTAATCATTGGCCGATTGATGATGGCCCGCACAGCGTCGGCACCGAAGCTTTCAGCATGCAGGACCGTCAGGCCGCCAAGATCGGCAACCTTATCCTCGGGCGCCCCCAGGCCATGCAGTTCGTTGCCGGTCACGAAATACTCGGCAGCACTGCCCGACACTGCCGACGATGCGTCCGACTCCGGAATAACCAAATTGTTTTCGGTTACGCGCGAGGGTGCGCTGTCCGGATCGCTGCCTTCCCCAACATACCATCCGAGGCTGACCAGGTACTGATCCTCCGCCGCAGTGGTCAACGCCTGCACTTTGTCGGCATATGGCACAGCAGTAGCAGACTTCACAAAAGAGAGCGCCGTGGTGCCAACGGTGATGGTGCCGGTGTTGGTAAGCGCCCACGTCTCTCCAGCATGCGTGCCGGCGTCCACCGTAAAGTAAGCGCCCACCAGCTCGTCCCCCGTATCCATATCAGTAGCGCGGATAGCCGACCCTGCCGCCTGCACGATATGGACACCGTTTTGCGACGCCACAGTCTGTCCGGTCAGTGCCACCCGGTCTCCGACCACCAGGACGATGCCGTCGACCGTATCGCCAGCTTCTAGTGCATTGGCGATATTGACATTGACGGTGACCAGCAACCGGACTGAGGCCTTGGGTGACCTGACACCCGTCGCCGCCAAAGCTTCGACATCGTTAATGCGGATGCCGATCGCCGTTTCGGCCGCACGGGCGCGGTCGCTCTCGGCGGTCACGGCAACCGCAACGGAATCAGTGCCGCCCTGAATCCCTTTCAGCAGCGTGCGAATTTCGGACTTTTTTGGATTATGATTGCCGGAGGCAGGGACGCCAGCCACATCGTAATCTCGCCATACCTGATCGATCGTTTGGGGCACGACAGAACCCTTCCATAAAAGAAAAAGGCCGCCCGATGGGCAGCCGTTGAGTGTTGATTTTTAGGGTGCGGCTTCGCTATGTGACGGTGATCGCGCCTGTCGGCACGGGAGCTGCGGCAGTACCCGAGCCATTGATAGCGACGACAAAGCCGTAGAGAGTGCCGGCGCCTGCAGACACAGTGCGGTCGTCCACCACATTGGGCGGGCCGTACTCGACCGCCACCAGAGTTGCGCCGGTCATACTGTTGGTAGAATTCAGGTATAGGCGGGCGCCGACATAATTGGCGCTATTCGGCGCGGTCCAGTGGAACGTCACCTGCCCCGCTGCGCCAATCGCAGATACGCCGGTTACGACACCGGGCGGCACGGGATCAGCGGTAGCGGTCCGAATGATGTCTGGGGTTCTTTCCGAGGCGGTGCCGCTTGACCATGTGCGTGCGCTAAACCGATAGGCCACGCCATCGGCCAGATACATGCTTCGGACGGTGAGTTCCCCACCAACGCCGAGACGTGTTTGCACCTCACCGCCCGATACCTTCTGCCACTCCAGTTCGTACTGGAAGGTTTCATCCTGAAAGGCGAACGACGCCTCGGCAAAGGCCGCCGTTGATCCGCCGCCGACATCCTCTTGGCGAATGGTGACATCAAACCCATCTGGCGCCGGAACGTCTTCACGTTCCACCGGCAGCACGTTGGCACCAGGTGCGCCTTCTTCGGTCGCCGCATTGAACGCGTAGAGGTTCGCAGGCACGACGATACCTTCGAACTCGTAAGTCAGATTACGCAAGGAAAGCGTCGGCCGACCAATGATCTCGATGACGGTCTCCGTCAGCCGAGGTGGACAGTGGATACGCACAAACCGGCGATACGGGACATTTCGGGCTGGTTCATAGTGGGCAAGGATTCTAACCCTTGGCGCATTGGCTCGGATGTAGGCGAGCTTCTGCATGCGGGAGATGTGGTTGTGCCGCTGCACGGCCTGATTTTCGACGGTCTTGGTACGCTCATCATCGGTGGGATATGGCACACCGTAGATTGCTGCATCGGCGGTGTTAAAGCCCTTCTCAGGATCGGTGTAACGCCCACGCATAGCGAGCACGTTTGAAGCGCGCCGCTTGTTCGGATCGAAGCCTACCGAGATGAGATCGTTCGCAGTCAGGCGGATATCGGGCTCGACATATTCGCCAGCATGCACGCCGACTTTGCCATCGGCCCGCTCGTAGACCACCAGTTCGGCCGCCTGGTCCATCAGTCGGCCAACCTGCACCGGATCGTTATTCGCCCGGAACCAGAACCCCCCATGATAGCGGGGTTCGGGCTTGTCTTCGCGATTGAGCACGATCTGATCGGCGACTGCGGCTGCGCGAGCCCAGTCGGGATCATGCATGTCGCTGCGCTTGAGCTTCGCGCCAACCGGGTGCGTCATATGCCAGTATCGAAACACCGCGAGGTTTTCGCTATAGCCTGCTGCGCCGGTGCGCGGGTCAATCAGCCGGTCATGCCCCTCGCCAATCGCGGAATGCAGCGGCATGTGATTGGGAAACACCTTCTGAAGGTCTTCAGCCTTGACGCTTGCAACGCGCAGATAAACAGACGCCAGGCCATCCCCTCTGTGGTTCGCGGTCCAGATCGAAGGAAAGGCTGAAACGAGTGCCGCATAGGCTGTGCTGGCATTGTTGCCGAGGCGCGTATCAATGCGGACCTTGCTATTTTCGTTCAGCACAAAGTGCTTGGGGGTGGTCACAGAGGTCCCGGTTAGCGTCACCTTCTCATCGTGCAGATAGTGAGTGTTGAAGCCACGAATGTGGTGCGCCGCCCAGACGATAACGTGGTGAGCAGTTCCTTTTTTCTCCTCTAGAAAGGCGTAGTCGCCCGCCTTCTTGTTCCTGCCCAGAACGTAGGCCAGTGACGGCACCGACTGCTTGAGGTTGTATTTTCCATCCTCGGGCTTTGGCGCGGACGTGCTTGGAGCGAAGGCGGCCGACAGCAGGTACGCGCCACCAGCCAGCAGCAGGTAAGACGCGCCGAGCGCGATCGCCCCCACTGTAGCGCCGAACGCCAGCCCCGACAGTCCGAGACCGATCAGCGCGTTGGAAATCCACGGCACCAAGGCCGTCGCAAGAAGTTGTGGCATGTCGGTTTCCTAGATGCGCTAGACTCGCCACATCGCGATTGGCTTGGCCGCAAAGGGCACCCAGCCGTCGCCGCCACCCCACTTCACCAGCCAACGGAAGCCGTTCCAAATGGCGGACCATTGCCGCTTCTGGTCGTGCTGCGAGCCAATGACTGCGATACAGCCAAGCTCGGGCTCGTGGATCGGCTGGAGACCAGCATTGGCAGCACAGGCAGCGATATGGTTCGCAAGGCCACCACGGCGCTCTAGAAGGGCTGCGCAGCTATTCTCATCGTCATAGGTGCCGCGCCATTCAGCGCCCGGATCAGGATGGCCGTTGAGTGCCACCCAATCGGCAATCGACATGGAGCAGTCCGACTGCCCCCAAACATATGGTCGGCGCGTCAGAATGAAATCTTCCAGCCGGGAAAGACGTTCAATCAACCCGTCTTCGCCATGGTGGCTGCGGATCGCCCGAACCGACCACATCGACATGATGGGGCGTTCTTCCGCCGCCTCGATCAGGGCGCGGGTGTCGTGTCTTGTCCAGTTCATGGGTTACCCGCGACGCTCGATGCGGTCGGCAACGGAAACCAGCATCATGCAAACCACGACGTGCAAGGCCGTCATCCATATCGGATCGGCCGGCATGCGCAAAAACAGGGGCGCGAGGACCGCGACGAAAACGGCCCAGTTCAGAGTTTCGCGGTTCATCATTGCCTCAGGAGTATCGGGGCCAGACGATGGTCTTGTCGGCCAGGCCAGGGATGCGTTCGGCAAAGCGGTCCGATGGCGCGCCGGGGTTTAGCACGGCTGAGCGCGCCCGCTGATCGACATCGGACAACACCGCGCCGCTGGTCAGCGTGCGGAGGTCGAAGCGATTGCGGACTTCCAGCATGACAGTCGAGACGATCTGATCGCCAGACACGGTGTCGTCCATCGGCATGTTGTCGATCGCGCCGGTAAAGCGCACCTCTGCGGGGCCAACGGGCTGGTCCCACTGATCACACGGCTGGATCAAGATTTGCACCGGGCTGTCGATGACATTGCCCGCCTGCAGGTCGAAGTAAGCGAGGTCGGCAATCTCAGGCGCGATGCCCGACAGAGACAGTGTGAGCGTCGATGCCTCCGCGTTCAACGCGCTCTCGATCTGGTCCAGCCCGTCATTGAGCGTGGCGCCGGACCATATCTCACCATCAGCATCCATATACGGGCCAGAGCCGTCCCAAATCCTCATGGTCTTGGTCGGGAAGTCGAAGCGCACCAGCACGCGGATGGACTTGATGGTCATGCCACAAGCCCCAATGCCAGATCATTCCAGTAGTCGACGGCTTCGATGAAGGCGACGGAGGGGCGCGGCATACCAGCACCGGGGAACTCGATATCCATCTCCGTATCGCTCGCTAGGTGGCAAAGAATGGTCGGTCGGTCGGCCTCAAGCTGTGCGCTTGCGGGGATCGGCGCGCGAATGGCTGTCGAGATTTCCACCTGGAACACATCCCCCGCCGACTGCCCCAGTATCCGCCCGGTTTCATACATTGCGTGCTGGTAGCTGAAGCGAATACCCGATGCTGTTGGCGCATGATTAAGCCGCAGATGGATCACCGTGGAGCCCAGCGGCGCGAAGCTCGCCATCTCGATATCGATGTTGCCTTGCGAGTAGTGCGTACCATCTTCGAACGGCGTTCCGTCGTCGTGGAGCGTCAGCCTTGGAGCGAAGTCCTTAAATCCATCGGCAGCCCACACCCGCGATGCGCAGACCGGCACAGCAACCAGCCCGCTTGTTCCAGCCAGAGCGGTTCGGATCGCATTCCACGTCCTTGCTTGATCGAACTGCGTGGCCCTGCGGAACACAATGTTCTTCAGAGAGCCCTGCCAAAATCCGCGATCGCTGCGCGCTGATCGGCTGATTCCACCAAGAGAACGCCCGCCGGAGCGCGAGAACGGCCGAGGATCAAAGGGCGACGATTGCGGAGTCAGGAGACCAGCCGGCCAGTGGATAATGTCCGGCATTGTCACGTCCTGTAATCCCCACCACCACGCTGCTGCTGGTACTTGGCCAGAGCACTGGGGGCGGATTTGTTTGCCTGGTTCACCGAAGCTCCAACAATCGTTGGGGCTGCCGTCGCAACAACGCGGCCAGCCTCATCCCGCACAACAGCGGTGAGGAGTTCGTTGTCGAGCACGATATGAACGGCCATCTTCTGCTCTCCACCGCGCGCTTGCGGGATGGCGGGCATACGCAGATCAACTGGGATGCGCCGACCATCCGGCAACGGCACTGCTGCCTCTGGCCCTGCCTCACCAAAGATTGCCGCAGTGCGGGACACGCCGCCCTTGGCGAACTGCCGCAGCGGCTGCGGGCGGCCATTCGCGGCGATGCCGCCCTTGGAAAAACCGAACAGCTTCATGAAATTGAAGCCGCCAGTCTGCATGCCGCCACCGATCAAGTTCAACCCGATGTTGAGAAGGTTCTTTCCCAGATCCTTCAGCATCGAGTTGAAGATCTCGCCGGCGTCTTTTCCTTCGAGGAACCCGTCAATGATTGTATCCAGCATCTGCCTGCCAGCCTGTGCCAGTTCATCAGCCGACTTCTTGAGTAGACCTTGCGTTTCCGCCAGCCGCGCTGCTTCCGCAGTTGCGGTCGCATACCCGGCGGCCAGCTCAGCGATTTTCTCTCGCTGTTGCGGGCCAAGCTCTATGCCTGCCTTGGTGGCGGCGTTTTCCAGTTCCTGCTGGGCTGTAAGCTGTGCCTTAGCGAACCCGTAGTCGTTGAGCAGCGGGTTCAAAGCCGCCGTCAGCGCTGTTTCCTGCTTCAGCATTTCGATCTTGCGGGCGTAGCCATCGAGATCGTCTTGGAATCGTTGCGTGGGCGACCTGCTTGAGCTGCCGCTGCCGCTGCCGGTCGGCTTAATCGGGACAACAGGACGCCCGTCATCCGAAAGATCCACGCGTTTCCTGTTCGCAAGTTGCTCCGCGCGCTGATCGGCAATGTTAGTGGCCGAACTCCGACCTGCGACTGCGGCCAGAGATGCTGCAGACGCCGCTTCTTTCGCCGCGTCGCGGAGCTGTAGAAACCAGCTTACAAGGCCTTGCACTTCTCCTACTACAATATCGAATTTTGGGTCTGCATCACCCATGGCCTGGATTGCTTCGCGTGCGAGTATTGCGTTGCCATGGCTGTCCAGCAGTTGTGCGATCAGGTCCTGGAATGCGGCCTCGACCTCAGGAGAAAAGACCCCCTTGGAGCCCTCTGCAAATTCCCTGAGCCTTTGAGCGGCCGCGTCTAGCGAGCCATCAGTCTCGATTGCAGCAGCATTGACGCTCTTTAATGCTGGGACCAAATCCCCCAATGTGGTGTCAGTCTTCTTGTTCGAAATGTAGTCGATGATCTTGGCGATGTATTCGAGTTCGCGCGCCCCATCCTTGATGGTGCGTGCCAGCTCGTCACCGAGCCCCTTGAATACCTTTTCGAACCAGGCCTCGTCAGGAGCGTTCTTGATGGCGTCAGAGATCGATATCAGCGCTTCGGCAAGTGCCTGGCTTGATCCGACTGCCTTATCTGCCTTGCCGACAAAGGCGGTCACAGCGTCCTTTAGAAGTCCAAAACCGTCAGTGGCTGTAGCGGGCATTCTGCCCGCCTCATCCCGTAGAATTTCCATCTGGCTGGTGACGCCGAACATCACGTCGGTGGTGATCTTGCCCTGCTCACCTAGCTTACGAAGTTCATTGACCGACACACCCATGCTATCAGCTAGGGCCTTGGAAAGCCTGCCGCCAGACTGGATTACCGTGTTCAGGTTCTCGCCACGCAGCGAGCCCGAGGCCATGGCCTTGGACCAAGCATCCTGAACGGACTGTGCACGTTGCCCACGCACAGCGCCGACGACCAAGGCGTTGTTTAGCGTCTCTACGAGGTCCAACTGCTGCTGCGTGCTGTAGCCGAGCGCCGACAGAGCTTGCTGGTTTTGCAGGTATCCCTCTGCCGTCTGGGTCAGGCTGGAATAGGTACGGCGCGCCATCTCTGACAGGCGACCCATCACCGCGTTGCCGCGCTCTATTCCGCCAGCAGCGTTGCTGACGCGGCTATTAAGGTCGGTCCACGCTGAGGTCATTGCAATGATGGAAGTGGTAGTGAGCGCAATGCCCAGAACGCCGAATGCGCGCCCCACCGTTCCGAAAGAGCCGACCATACGGCTTTCCATGCCCTTCGCAGAAGCGCTCAGGCTGTTGAACTTGCCCTGCATGGCGCGAACGCGCTTGTCGGTCTCGCCATTGGCCTTGGCCAGAGCGCGCTCATACTTCGTCGTGCTCGCCTCGAGAGAGACGATCAGCCGCTCAATATCGGTTGCTATGATCGCCTCCTACGGGATCGTCACCAAGCCCTGTGGTACGAACCAGCCGTCCCAGAGATAGGTCTGCGTGCTGAGTGGACCGGAAGGCAACTCAAGCTCCTGCATTCGCGCCCAGATGGCGTCTTTCTCGCTATCGGAGAGTTTGCCGGGTTCTTTCGGCGTGTTGGCCTTCACGTAGCCGTTCCAAGACGCCCAGAACTTCCACATCGAGGTTCGGTCGACCTGCTCTGCGGTCCAACCCATGGCGGCGCCAGCGGCATAGATGCGCGACATGCGGAACTTGCCATTTGGCAGGTCGTCTAGTCGTTCACCGTCCCCTGCGCCGCTGGATGCTCCCCCGGCGGCGATCCCGGCTGTTCTTCAGGTGCGCCCATGATCGCGACCTCAAGAATGCCGCGCGCAAATGAGGCGTTTAGCATGAGGTCCTGCGGGCGCCCCTGAACGTAGGTCTTGACCAGGGTCTGTGCTTTGGTCGGCTCAACGCCAGCGCCGATTAGTCCGAGGCGGATCGTGCCCGCCACATCCTCTAGGCGCCCTTGGTTTGTGGCGAGACGCGCGAGGATGACAAATGGACCAGCATTGCAAAGGTCCTGCAGTTCCGTGAGTTCACCCCAGCGGAGGGCGAACTCGTATGTTCCATCCGCCCAGTCTAGTGGCGGGGTCTTGCCTGACCTCGACATCAGGGCGTCTTAATGACTGAACTGCGAACCATTTCGCCATCAGACTGAAGCGAAAAATTGCCCGTGACGCGACCGGTGTTGCTTGGAGCGCCGAGTTCGGCACTTTCAACGTGCATGAAGCCGAGCCAGATGATCGTTCGGAGTGTGAACTCCAATTCGACACGAACCGGCGTGGCGTCGGGGCTCTCTTGCGCGTCAAGCCAGGTATCGATGCTGGCCTCCGCGACGACGCCTTCACCGCCGATAGCCATACTCAGAGATGTAGCATCCCGGCCTACCCAGTCGACGGCCAATGGGTCATCGCAGTCCGGGATCATTATTTCCTCAAGCGCCTTGCTCAGCGTCAGCGTCTTAGAGCTGAGGCCGCACGGAGCGCCATAGACGATAGGATCGGAAGGGTTACTCGGGCGCTTGCCCAGCATGACGCGCAGCAGCCCGCCTTTGGTTGTTTCCGGCTTGGCCATGTGGGCCTCCATAAAAAAGACCGCCCAAGGCGGTCGGGTTAAACTCAGGGTGTTTCGACTACGGCTGAGAACTGGATCACGCCGTGAGTAATGGCGGGATTGGGGTCGCGGAGGACACGCGTGATCTCGTGCCGGAAAACAACCAGTGCATTGACCGGCAATGTCAGGTCGACATCGTGCAGGGCGCGCTTCATCGCGCCGGTTATCTTGCGGCACTCGACCGAACCGAAGGCCTCGCCCGCGCCGCTCGACCAGACGTCGAACTGGATGGTGATTTCCTCGCCGTCCATGCAATCGAAGTCATCGGGGATCGATGTGCTCGGCCCCATGGAAATGTAGGGGAACGCCACGTTCGGCGTGCCGTCTGTCTTCTCCGGCACCCGGTCGTAAATTCGCGTGCCCACCAAGCTCGTGACAGCCGGTGTCGCCCGCAGCCGGTTGATGGCCGCGAGGATCAGTTCATAGCTGGCGTCCATTTTCAGCCCCCGGCCGCTGCGCGCTTTGCAGATTTGGTGATGGCGCGCGTCACGCGGCCCTTTGCCCGCTTTCGGGTGGCTCGATACGAGGGATAAAAGAACGGCTGCGCGGAAGTGCCTGGATGGCTTGATCCGGCGAACTGGCCGCCGTTCACTCGGGGCGAAGTGCCAAATTCCACAAAGCGTGCATAGAACGCGTCCCCGCCGCCGGCATAGACTGTGATCTGAAGATAGCCCGCGCCGCGACCGCTCGATTTCACCTTGCCGAGAACCATGGCGCCCTTTGGCGCGCCACCCCATGTCCATCCGATCGAATTAATCAGATCACCACTGTCCTGCGGTGCCAGAGACTTCGCCATCGCGACGATCTCCTCGGCGCTCTGGATCATCGCCTTGGAGATTTCTTCTTCGGCCAACTTGGGTAGTGCGGCCAGCTTGCGCTTGAGGCGGTCGAGCCCGATCACTTTCGCCACTACGACACCTTGCCTTCAACCGCGATGAATTCGAGCCACTGGTTCTTCCCATCAGGGTCTGCCGGTGGCGAGGTGATAGCGAACACGCGATCGGCGTTTCGAGCATCGACCAATTGCCAGCCAGTCGTGATCTGGCGCGTCTGCGAAGTATTCCGCACAGTGACGATATAAGGCTGCTGACCGCTCAATCGGGCTGCAGTTACCTCCTCCCCACCAGTCCGAGGACGCATTCCAGCCGAAACCGGGAAAACGGTTTCGAAGTCGCCGTGCCCCGGCAGAGGATTGCCCCAGCCGTCGTCACCGGCAGATCTCTGCTGGCAGTGCAGGCGCTCGCGCAAAGCCCCTGCCCGGCGGAAGTTCTCGGCCATATCCTATAGCACTCCGAGCAGACGAAGCACGATCACCACCACGACCGTCCGAACAGCTGTGCGGGCCAGAATTCCGAACGTCTTGCCCACGAAGATCACCAAGTCGGGGCCACCGGCGCTTCGGTAAGCCGCATTAAAGCCTCCCGTCGGGCTCTCACGCGGCATTTGTGTCGGCCTTTTTCTGCGCGGTCACAAGTTCAGCAGCGCCTGCCTTTACGGCAGCATCGGCGCAGGCCTGAGTAACAGGACCCTCCCAGCCGGCCTTATAGGCAACGGTCGACTGGCTGGACGGCTTGAAATCGAAGTCCTTCTTGAACTTCAGGCGGGGAACGGTGCGTTCGGTCATGGTTGGGCTCCTATGCAAGGCTTGGATCACGCAGGCGCCAGAGGAGCGCCGCAATCGGGTTTTTCGGATCGACAGGGCTTGTGCCGGAAAGGCCGCTCAACATCGCCAGCCGCTCATCGGTATCGTCCAAGAGGCAGTTCACAGCGATGATAATGGCTGCCGATACCCGGCCCGGCACGTTATCGGGCGTCCATGCCGGATCGGGTTTGGGCTGAACGAAGTCGAGAACGATGTCCTCGGCCTGCTTAATCTTGAGGCTGATAGAAGCGCTCCGCTCGTCGTCGGTAAAACCCGGGGCGGAACCCTGCAGATCCAGATTGAGGGAACCGTTCACCTGTTCCAGTGTGACTAGCGCCATATCAGCCCACCTTGACCGGCTTGGGCGTCAGATCGCGCACCACACCGTCCTTGCCATCACGGCCGCGCTTGACCGACAACCGCCAGCCGTCGCCGCCATCAGGCTTGTCGCCGTTGCTATCCTTCTGCGAAATCCAGACCGACCCCGCCCAGGTGACGGCATCGCCCTTTGCATAGCCGCCGTCCCTGCCCTCGGTCCAAACGCCGCGGTCGATAACCACCGGCATCGAGAAGGCGAACTCTTTGACCTGCTCGCCGCGTGAGAAGCGCAGCACGATTCCGCGCTCGCCGTCGTATTCAGCGACCATATCCTCGAAGCCGAGGCCATCGGTGCCGTCTCTGCCATCAGCACCGTCGGAACCGTCAGCACCAATCACCCGGCCGATCTCCTTGACCGAGCCATTGGACATCGTGAACAGCAGAACGCCATCCTTGATGATTGGCTCGACAGCATCGAGGCCGTTGCGACCATCAACACCGTCTTTGCCGTCCAGCCCGTCGGCGCCATCCTTACCGTTTTCAGGCACGGGAATGGCAGCCACAGCCTTGGCGACCGCACCATCGATAAGCGGCGCGATGTCCTCGAGCGTCACCGACGCGCCGTCTGCCCCGTCTTTGGGCGCAGGTAGTGACTTCACAGCGACAGAAATGGCCGCAGAGACGAGTTCCTCGATCAGCGGGCGGACGTCTTCGATGGTGACGCTCTTGCCGTCCTGCGCCACCGGGAGTGCGCCGACGGCCTTAGCGACTTCTTCATTGACAAGTTGGGCCGTGACAGCAGGATCAGCGTCTTTGCCGTCAACGCCATCCTTACCATCAGAGCCGTCCAGCCCCTTGACCGGCTCACGCTTTTCAAGCGCATCGAGACGATCGAGCAGCGGCTTCACGGCGCGCTCGACATAGCCTTTGACGATGCCAACCATTTCCTTGCCGAAGGCGACCCCATCGAACATCAGGCAAGCCCCTTCATCATTTCAATGATCGCCTTGCTCGCCTCGGCATCGGCGTTGTCGTTTGCTGGAGGCACTGCCGGTGACGTTCCCGATGATGGCACTTTTTCAAAGGGATCGGCCAGAGCGTCACGCTTCGCCAAGGCTTCCAGCGAGAAATTCTGCTGCTGAAGCATGGGGCTATTTCCGCCCGCCACTGGCTTCAGACCGATCTTCTTGCGCTGCTCGTTCGGGGTCATCTTGCCACTGGACTTATCGAGCACCTCCATCATGGTGGCGCTGTCCATTTTAAGCAGTTGGTCGAGATCAAACTCGGTGCCGAGGGTTTCGCCAGTGCCCAGCCCCTCATCGAGGCAGAGCTCGATGCTTTCCATCAGGATCTGAAGGCACTGAGTGTAATACTGAGCGTTCAGCGCCTCGATATTGTTATAGGCCGGAGCCTGTCCTACCCCAGCCATGTAGCCAGGCACGTGATAGGTCGAGCACACAACCTCAGCGCTCCACTTAAGCTGTTCGATCATCTGGGATTCGGTGGCCTTGGCAGCCATGGCCTCGAACTTGAGGCCATCGCCCAAAACGGCGACCTTGCCACGGTTCTTGCCGGTGTAGTTGCTGTCCCAGTGGGCCTTGAGGCGGTCGGCGGTCGCTTGGTCAATGGCTCCGGGCGCGGTCAGAATGCCCCCCGGCTGCGAGCCGTTGGCAAAGAAACTGGCGGAATTGTTCTGGATCGACAGCCCCTGCATGGCGCTGAGGCCGTTCGCAAAGATCGGCGACAGACCGACCAATGGATGGAAGAAGCAGTTGAAGCGGTCGTGGATGATCTCGCGCGCAGGCACGATCACCCGCTCGGACAGACCGACGAGCCGGTCATCCAACAGCTCATAATAAACAGCGCCATCTTCGGCGACGAGCGGCTCGACCCGAGTTGGGTCGAGCACATAGAGACGGACAACAACGCCGCGCCCGTCGCGCTCCTTGAGGATATAGGCATTGCCGCGCTGCAACTTGGACAGCACCCAATTTTCAAAGAACTGAATGCGGGTCTGGAAGCGGTTCGGCTTGCGAAGAACCGGCGAATACGCTGGGTTCTTGGTTTCGGTCCAGATGCCGTTGGCATCCACCTCGACCAGCTTAACGCGGAGCTTGGCGATGTCAGACGCGATCAGGGTCTGACAGGCAAACGCAGCATGGAAGGACAGCACGCTCTCGTGCTTCACTTCCACATCCCGTTGCCAAGCCCCGATATAGCTCTCTTTGATGATTGGCCACCAACCGCCGCGATCATCGGGGCGCGCGAGATTGCCGGCCGCCTTTGTGCGGGTGATGTTGAGGCCAAGGATCTGCATTAGGCGGTCGCCTTCCGGCGTTCGATCTCAAGCTCGACAGCGGCGATGGCGTCATCCTTGGTCCGGATAGTCTCGGTACTCACGGAGGCGGCAAGTGACTTCAGCGCTGGCCATGCCAATGCGCGCCAGTCGTCAGGAATGGCCACTGGCGCCACTTCTACCTCGGCGTCTGCCGTTGCCGCGCGCGCCTTGCCTATAGCGACCAGAGCGCGGGCATCGCCAACCGAGCGTGCGGTAAAATAGTCGCCAGCCTGGAGGCGACGGTTCGCATAAGTAAACGAGCGGGTTGCAGTCAGTTCACGCATGACGTTCTCCTAGTCAGAAACGATGGGCAGCATCGCCGCCCATCGAGATTTTGTTGGGGAACGTTATTCGGTAATGGCGCCGTAATCGGCGTCGCCGATGTAAGCCACGGCCGAGGCGCGGCGCTTGGCGAAGTTCAGCGGGCGCACGACCTTGATGGCCACCGATTCCGTCTGGAACATCGAAACGACGCCGGTGTGGGACGTGGGGGTGTCCGATGCGCCATTGGGAGCATCGTCCATTTGGATCGCAGCCTCGGTCGAGAGCGAGACTTCAACACCACGATCGCCGATCTTGTAGATGTCCGAAGGCTTCAGCAGGATCAGGTCGCCAGTCCCGACATTGCCGCCAGCGACGAGCGTGTCGCCAAGTAGGTTGCCGCCCTTTGCGCCGAGCCCTGGGAATGCCCAGTTGCCCATCACGTTCTGGATCAGCCCAAGGGACTTGGACAGCGAGGTCGTGGTGATGAACTGAAGGCCATCTGCGTTGTGCGCGGCGATGAACGGAGCATAGAGCGCTTTGACGTCGGCAATGACGCCTGCAACGTCTGGGCCAGCGCTCGCCCCGGCGGTGAGGCCGTTCAGGATACCAGCTGGAGAAACACCGGCCACACCAGCCGAAGTGCTCAGGAACGTCTGGTCGACACGCTGGGCGGAGGCATTCACAAGGGCATCGCGCACCAGCTTTTCAGCCGACGGCGAGGAATCCCGCAGCAGCTCTTTCGAGACAACCGCCAATGCGCCCACTTTGAGCGGCTTCAGGTTCACATCAAAGAAGTCGGCAGTGGTGATCGGAATGGATTTCGATTCACCCACCCAGTAGCCAGTCGCAGCGCCGTCCTGGCCAGCAATATTGATGTTTGCAGGAACCTCGCGCAGCGGCAGGCGATCGAACACGGTCTGCGCATAGAGATAGTCGATGAAGTCGGCGGTATAGCGCTCGGTGTGAACCAGTTCGGCGCCCCACTCGCCTGCGCCAGTGCCGCCGCCAGCCACAGCCGCCTTGATCGATTCTACGAGCTGCGGATTATGCGCACCCCAGCGCTTTGCCGCGATGCCGATAGCCGAAACGTCATCAAGACGAGCCAGCGTTTTGGCGATCACCATCCGGGTGAAGCTCTGGCCTTCAAAGGCCTCGTCTTTTTCGCCCTTGATGACGATCGGCGCGGCGAGAGTACCACGCGCTTCCGAAGCGCCCTTGGCGGTCTGGCCGTCCACAGGGCGTGCCGTCGAGGCCTGGCTCTTTTCCATGGTGCGCAGGCGCTTGAGGTGATCATCGATTTCGACGATGTCAGCGTCGTTGCCGTCGAAGGTCTGCTTCTGGCTGGCGTCCAAGGTGGTGCCTTCTTCGGCTGCCTTGGTCATGATGGTTTCGTTGGCGGCGATGAGAGAAGCGCGCTTCTGCTCAAATGCCGTCATCTGTTCTGCAATCTTGCTCATGCTCAGGTCCTTTTGATCGAGCGAATAACGAAGGGTTTCACCCGGTCGCGGGCTGGTGCATCCAACTTGACAACACGCCCAGACTTGCCAATCGCGGCAGGGGCTTCGTTGGCTGGAATGACGATTGCGCCCGTCGCTGCTTGCAGCGCCTCGGCGTCATATTGTTTGATGGTCTGAATGGAAGCGTCGGCATTGGCCGGAATGGTCACGGCTGACAGTTCCAGCCATTCCCACTTCTCGAAAATCACGCCCCAAGAATTTGGGATGGGTTCGACTTCGATACCCTTGAAGCCGATCGACAGCCCGCGAACCAAGCCAGCCTTGATGTATTTCCAGGCTTTCTCGATGTCCTCGTGAACGTCCTTGGCGATCTCGGCGACGATCTCGATGCCCTTCTTTGTAACCTTGGCTTGGGTCACGAAGCCGATTGGCTGCCTACTGTCGTGCTGGTAGAGGAGCGGGATCGGCAAAGTGAATACGGCGCCTTCAGACATCACGATGTCCCCTGCCCGATCAGTCTTGGGCGTGGTAGCGATGCCCGTAATTCGGCGTGCGTCGTCATCCACCTCCTTGATCTCAAGGAGGCTGTAGGCTCGGTTCATGGTCATGGTGGTGTCCCGTCTGGGTTAGACGATAATCATTTGGTATTCGGCTGCCCGCTTCACGACGGGGTTCCGGCTCATCAGGGTCACCGCATTGAACATCGCCATTGCCGGGTCGATCTTCGCGTCGCCGGCCGTTTGCTTAGTGGCTCGAATGCCAGTTGCGGTTGGCTCGATCTTCAGATTTGGCACACACCAGTTCATCAGCGGGCCGCCGGAGTGTTTCAGCAGACCGGAGGCTAGCCGACGCTCGGCGCCCTTGATGCTGCTCATCATCCAGCCACCTTGCGGCGCCGCGACGAGCAGGCCGGCCTCCTGCGTCACCCCGATTTCATCAAGGGCATCTTCCATTTCGCCGAGACCGGAGGCGTCAACCGCCACGCCGCCCAACAAGCCCATGTTCTGGATGCGGCTGATGTGCTCGATGATCGTGGCGACGTCGCCGAGTGGATCATCCAAGATGGTCAGTTCTCCCGCCACCTGGATGCGCTGCAGGGTCGTCGCGATCTTCGCTCGACGTGTCAGCACACCCTTGTGGCACCATGCATGGGACCACGAGAGCCAGCGCTTCATCTTTCGAGTAACGGGCACGCCGTCGATCTCGACCCGAACCTCGATTTCGCCCGGCTCACGGCCGAGAATGTTGAGGCCGAACAAATCGTCCAAGCCGCCGCCGTCGATACCCACCACCACCACTTCACTGCGCTCAATCAGTCGATCAAGGGCCTCGTAGTGAGACAGGCTGGCAAGCTCAGCATCTTCGGCGTCTGTCCAGTGATCAGCGCCCGCCCAGCGGTTGGACCGCAGGTTCATGCCGATCTCGACATTTAGATGTTTAGCCAGGAAGGTTGCGAGCGTTGTCTTGTCGCCCGACAACTCCTTAATCATTTCGTCCTCTAGCCACTCCTGGCTGACCGAGCGCCCGAGGTTGGGGTTGGTCACATAGAAGTTGGCAGGGTCCTCATAGGCCTTGCTCTCGATCATCTTGTCCGGGAACTCATAGAGCACCGGCAGGAATTTCTTGTTCGACACCTGACCGTCGCGGATCTGGCGCGCATAATCCAGCCGCGCCTTGAACACGCCCGCCGGCGGCTCGTCGCTCTGCGTCGAAAGGTAGATCACGAACCCTTCCGGCCGCGACACCAGCCCGCCCGTCGCCTCACGCAACATGGCATCGGCATTGGGCCGCTTGCCGAACACCCAAAGCTCATCAATCAGGATACGACCGGCCTTTTTGCCGGACACCGTGTCAGTATCGGCGGCTACCACCTTGAGCACGGCATCGGTGCGGAGGTGCTTGATGGTTCGAATATGGTCTTGGACCATGAGGAAGCCGCCCTCACCCGCACTTGCGTCCAGTTCGGGATCGGCCCTAACCATCGCAGCAGCAGGCTTGTAGCTGTTCTGAGCCACCTCAATGGTTGGCGCCAATATCAGTAGTTCTTCGTTGTGTCGCCAATTGATGATCAACGCCGTGAGCATGATCGCTGCGGCGATTGTGGACTTGGTGTTCTTCTTGCTGATGAGCAAAAAGAACTCGCGGATCAGCTGAATGCCGGTCTCAGCGTCATAGGCGCCGAAGATGGCAGACACGAAATCGAACACCCATTGGTCGCTGACCTCACCGAATGTCGGCTGGCCGGGAAGGTCGACAACTTTGAGCGCCTTGAAGACGCTAAGGGCATAGTCGGCCTCGCTCTGGAACAACGGCTTGAACGGGATCAGCGAGCGCTGCGCAACAATTCGCCTCTCCCAATCTGGGCACGCGGTCGACCACTCGGGCGTCACTTATTGCTCACAACCGATAGATGCGGCGGGCCGGGTCGCGGCGCGAACTTGCCGCCCGGTGCAGTCGATGCCTCGGCCGCACTCTTGCGCTGCGCCTTCTTGCCTTCCGGCGCCGCCGTCTCGCTCATCGTCTTGAGCGCCAGCGCCAGCGTCTGGAGCGTCTTGGCCCTCACCGGCAGCGAGACCGCCTGGCGCAACGCCTGCAGTCGAGCAGGGTCGGTTTCACTCTCCTGGATGATGACTTCCATTTCGCCCCGGTGGAGCGTTTCGGCGTCCAGCTCATCCATGAGCCGATCAATCAGATTGCGGCCACGGCCAATGACTTCATCGAGCTTGGGCGGCTCCTTCGGGCCTTCGATGACCGGCAGGTTCGCAGGGGGCGGCAAGTGCGAACCTTGCGAACCTTTGGTGCGAACCCAGCCCTCGGCTTTGGCACGCTTGCGAATGGCCGTGTCCGAAATCTGAAACCAGCCCGCAATCTCCCGGATACTGCGGGTTGTAGAGGTATAGTCGCGCTCAATTCCGGCCCAGTCGACGGGCTGCTTTTCGTCGGTCATGGGTTGAATTCAGCCTTGGTTCGCACTCCCAAATTCTCAGGGAGGAAAAAATCTCTGCGTGGGGGCGTCGTGGGTCCGGGAGGCGAGGCCATTCCAGACTTTCAGATACCCCCCCGGTGGGGCTGATGATGAGGTGGGCGAGACGACCCTTCGGTGAGATTCGAACCCACGGACACCGGCGTATCAATGCAGACTATGCGCCAATGCTCTTGCTCTGCTTCACCCTTGGTCCTGTAGGCGCCGCCTAACCCTTGCGGGTATCTAGCGCTTGTCTCAGGCACGAAGGATCGTCTCGTTCTCGTTGTACGATGGATGACCAGGCCTGTCACCGGTTGCGGCGCCTAGGCTTGGTGCTGCATCTCCATCTTGCGCTTGTCGCTGTCGTGGTAGGCCTTGCTCACTGCCTGAAGGTTGGACACATCCCAGAACAGCTGCTCGCTACCCTTATGTGGCACCACGTGGTCCACGACCGGGCTGTTGGGCGCCGGGTGCTTGCCGATCAGCAGCACGCCTGTCTGCTGGCATGTGTAGAGATCGCGGGCCAACACCTCTAAGCGGAGCGCCTGCCACCTTGCCGACTTGTACCAGCTGCGCACCTGGGCATCTGGACTGTAGCGTGTGTCGCGTATCGCTCTCGCTGTAGAGAGGCGCGGCGCCAGCTTGCTCAACCTGGGCTTGAGGGTGGTAAGCTTGGCCATCACGCAAATCCATTTCTTCCAGCCGGTGAAGGCTTGGCACTTGGCGATATGTTTGTTCTAACTTTCCCGCATCATCGTTCGGGAGCAAAAGTCCATGCGGTTTACAATTGCGGTTGCACTAACACTGATATCTGCGCTGCTGTTCTACACGGTCTATTCGCAACCCCAGTGGAACCCGATTTCCACGATGATCTTGGGGCTGCTTGGAGGTTTCGCAGGTTGGGGCGCTATCGAGTTCTACAAGCCCAAGGCCAATACCCCAACAAATGAGGAAAGTTAG